GAAAACACTTCGCCAGAGCAGAATCACCATCGAGGTGATCGTCCTGCTGCGGAGAAACGGCGACCGTCAGAAGTTGTTCAAACCTCTGAAGGTCTTCGTTCCATCGTCGAACCGGAACCACTTCGCTGTGGTGGTTCCAGCCGATGGCGGGGCTCTCATTTGGAACTTCAGGGAACTTTCCATGAAGATCCTCGATGGCCTTCCTGAGGGCCATCGACGTCGCCCAGTAACCAGCTGAGAAAAGCTGGTTGCAGGTCGACACTGTTGAGAGTAGACCGGACACGTCTCCGTGATCTGTTGGAATGTCTCGACGAAGGTAAATCGGTGTAACCGACTCCCCGTCGAAGCAGTCCATTCCACAAGACTCTCTGAACTTCCCAGTCCAGAAAGACTTGTTTCTGTTGACCTTAAAGCCAAGGGCTTCGAGGTCTTCACAGATCACTGGTGCCTCGTGTGAGGGAACGATAAGATCGTCCCCATACACGTAGACATCACGTGACATTGCGTACACGTGATGCGCGGAGACCGGCAAGCCGGCTCTGACGATCCGACTAGCGATGATGCTCAAATAGAACACCATTGCTTCAATCGGAAAGCAGAGTGCGGACCCCATCGACGCGAACTTCTTGAGGGAGACAACGTCTCCGTTGGGAAGCTCGGCCCGTGTAGAACGACTCGCCTCGATCCAATCCCGGAAAACCGGGATGTTTCGAAGCATGTCGTGAACATGGGTCAGACCAATCCTATCGCTGGCATCAGACATGTCAAGGGTAGCGGAATTTCCGCTAACCGAGCCAGCTTTTGCCAAAGCCTGGTTCACCATCTGATCACGAAAATTCACGTGATCAGCGGTGAATCGACCCCTCTCGAGGAGTCGAACAAGCAATCGCGAAAGACCCTGCTGTGCATATTGCATGCAAACAGGTTCAACCGCGATAACGCGAGGACTGGACTGAGTTTTAGGAACGAAGACAACCCGAACGGGTTCTTCGTTACCAGGGTCAACGAAGTCTGGCCAATCCAAGTCGAGATACACCTTCCCATCCTCGTGAGCATTGATGAGCCTTTGTTGGGCCCGTCCATACTTCATGAAGGAAAAGCCGATGTCCTCGAGTCTGGTATGCCAGCGCTTGAAACGCCATTTCTGATTTCCAGAAATGCGCTCTCGCGTGGCCCCGGGGCCGTGCACGGGCATGACGTCTTCTCGAAAGGAGCCGTCACTCAAGTCAGTGAAACCACCAAAAACGATGGAACTCACTGCCTTGAAAGCATCGTACACGATTCCCGCGGGAATCGCAACCTCGTCATCGCAGCTCTTGAACTTCTCGATCGCGTCATTCTGTCGCTCTGAAGAGCAATCACGAATGATCTTCTTGCCGAACAGGCAAATTTGCCTGATCAGCCGGATGCAATCGATCGAAGGGTTCTCGAGCAAATCTCCAGTCGGGCCGAACACATTACACAGGAGTCCCTGAAGAAATTCAGGAATTCCGGACTTCTTCTTCCCAAAGGAAGAAAAAGAACCAGGGGTAATCCGGGCGGAGTCGAGACTTCTTTCGAAGTCGCGACAGAAGGCCGGAAGGGTGATAGTAATGAAACTATCACCTTCATGTTCGACCCTTGCACGCAACGTCTCAACGTCGCGGTGCAATGGGGCACCACTCATCCTAGCGCAATCATGCACCAGGACAGCGAGGAGCTCTACAAGGCTTTTCACCTTACCCTCCTTTCAGGGGGCAAAGGTCCAGGGTGAATGACGATCCCCTGGGAGGTAAATCCTCCTTGAGCCAAGTAGCGTCTTCTCACGAAGACCGACTTGATCATATCAACGATCAAGTCTCACCGTTTGCCATCTTCAAGAGATTGCCTGACGTCAAGAACCCAATCAGGGCATTGCCCAGATTTTGT